GTATCAGGGGGAGCGTCAAGCACAGTTCTCTCCTTTACAACAGCAGTCTTTTAATAACGCTGCGTTAATGCAAACAGCCCCTCAGTTGGGGGATGCTACGTCTATGGCTGGGTTAGCAGGACTTGGCGCTCTTAACACACAGTACACATTTAACCCAGCTAACTTCACTTCTGCCAATGCGCAAGCATTAATGAACCCCTACATGCAGAACGTAGTGGATATTCAAAAGCGTGAAGCTCAGCGCCAGTCAGATATTGCAGGTACTCAGCAACAAGGCCAAGCTACTAAAGCCGGTGCTTTTGGTGGCGGTAGAGACGCAATCATGCGAGCCGAGCGCGAGCGCAATCTTGGTATGCAGATGAATGATATTCAGTCTCAAGGACTAAACAATGCGTACAACCAAGCAATGCAACAGTTCAACGCCCAGAACCAGTTGAATGCCCAGCAAAGTCAGTTTGGTGCGGGTTTAGGTTTACAGGGTCTGCAAACAGCCGGTTCGATGGCGAATACTCTGGGGCAGTTGGGCAACACCCAGTACCAGCAGAACATGGGCATCAACCAGATGCAGAACCAGTACGGCTTGCAACAACAGCAACAGATGCAGGGCGACATAAACAATAAGTATCAAGACTACCTCAATGCACAAAACTACCCATACAAGAATCTGTCGTTCATGTCAGACATTATTCGTGGTGTACCATTGACACAGACTGGCTCGTCTATCTATCAAGCTCCCCCTTCAACTATGCAGAATATTACATCGTTGGGTCTCGGCGCGGCTGGTATTAGTAAACTTATGGCTAACGGTGGTGTGGCTATGTCTAGCGGCGGCGGTCTCGGCGCACTTGCTTTGAACAACTTGGTCTAAGGAAATATCATGGCAATTGATATGGCATCTGTCTATGCCGCACGGTATAGAAAACAACCCGACATGCTTCGTGCTGCGGTAATGGGTCAAAGCCCTGATCCCAAGTTAGACTCTTACACTGCGTTAAATGCACTGCGTCTGGTTAAAGAAGCCGACATGATGGACATGGCGGGTCAAGCACAACAGCCAACTTCCTCCCCTTCTATTGTTGCTCAAAATTTAGCCCCGAACCCCATGCAGCAGGGTCTGGGTGCAATGATGCCTATGGGTGCCCCCGCAGGTCAAATGCCACAACAACGTGCCCCAATGCCACAGCCTACTATGCAAGCAGCATCCGGCGGTTTGGCTGGTATGTACACACCTGAAGAAGATTACGCCGAGGGTGGTATTGTTGCGTTTAATTTAGGTGGTGAAACCGAAGAAGACTATCAACGTGAAACTTCAGATACTGGCTACTCTGACGCACAAGGCCGACGTACTGATGCTGAAGGTAATCTTATGGAATATGATGGTGGCACAGACAACCAAAGAGCTTTTGCGGCTAGAAACGTTCAACAGTCACGCGCAGAGCTTATGGGTATGAAAGATGAAGGTCTAAGCCAAGATGAATTCAATAAAATTCGTCAGGATTCCCTTGATTTTGCTAAAAGGAACGCTGGGCCTGACATTTATGCACCCGCTAATAGGCGGCTTAAAGAGCGAGAAGACGCACGGAGTAAGAACGTAAGTCAAGGGCAAGGTTTGGCTTTACTAGCCGCCGCTGGAGCTATCCTAGAAGGTAACACTTTGGCCCGTGGTGCATCAAAAGCATTCCCTGTATTTGCACAACAAATGGGCGAAGTACAGCGTGCCGACATAAATGAACAACGGTCTATTGAGAACATGCAGTTTTCTTTAGCCGACGCGCAACGTAAAGAGCGTATGGGTGACATTCGCGGTGCTCAAGCTGCAGCCGAAACTGCGCGTAAAGAAAAGAACGATGCCAATAGGTTCAGGTTAAATAAAGCTCAAGCTCTGGCTAGGCTAGACGCTGATGTATATAAGGCTGTTAATCGCCCCAATAAAGGCGCTGGCGGTCTTAAATATCAAGAGCAGATTCTTCAGAACAATGTAGATTACTTTAAATCAACGTTAAAACCAAAACCAAACGAAGCCCCTGAAGCGTTTGATGCGCGAGTGCGTAAAATGGCTAGCGATGAAACAGCACGCGCACTTAAAACCTCATTCTCTACTGGCGAAATTGGAGCCGTTAACGCTGAAACTAAACTTGCACCTACACTACGTGCTATTGATGCCGACGTTATAAATAAATTACAAGAATTTAAAGACGGCGACCGTGCGTATAAATCAGCCAGACGCGCTAAAAATACAACCGAAATGGATCGTCTATTGGCAGCGGAAGAAGCTAGACTACGTACGTTGTATCAAACGCCAGCAGCAGCTTCCGCAAAATCAAGCGCAGCACCTGCCGCCGCTGCACCTAAGCCAACTACTACAGGTAAAGCAGTATCTATGGCAGACGTTAGAGCCACAGTTACATCAAGTGGAAGAACAGAGCAAGAAGTCATAGACGCATTAAAGGCCAAAGGCTACACTATCAAATAAAGAGGTGATCTATGGCCGGTCGTGATTTAAGCGCTGAGTTATTCCCCGCACCGGCTCCTTCTCAACAGGGTCGGGATTTAAGCGCGGATTTGTTTGCTGAATCATCAGCTACTGATGAAGTCGCAAATGTAGGCAAGCGTGGCTTGCTTCAGGCGGAAAGAACAAGAAGAGATCTAGCTTTTCAGTCTGGGGCGATTACCGCTAAAGAATATGCTGAGAACATCAGTGATTTAACCCGCCGACAGAAGCAAATTAAACCCTCCGGCAACGTAGCTGCGGGGTTGGAGCGCTTACAAGAAGTTAACGAAACTGGAAATTTTAGTGATGTAGCCAAAGAGGTTATCAAGCCAAAAAACTGGAAAGCTCTAGCTTCCCTGATTGGCGAGTCTGCCGTTGCTACCTTACAAACTGTGCCTGTTATCGTAGGCGCAGGTATTGCCGCCGGGCCCCCCGGTCTTGCAGTTGCTTCTGGCGCAACTTCATTTGCCACTGAGTTTGGCTCGGCAATTGGTGAACTGTTAGAGAAAAGAAAAGTAGACACCTCAAACGTAGCGGCTGTCCAGAAGCTTTTAGAAGACCCTAAATTTATTTCCGAAGCCCGTGAGTACGGCGTAAAGCGGGGCATTCCCGTTGCTGCGTTTGATGCGTTGTCGGCTGGTTTTGCTGGTCGGTTTATTCGCGCACTTAAAACAGCGGGAACTGGTGTAACTCGCAAAGCGGCAATCACGGCTGGCGCAAAAGAGGCTGGTGTTCAGGTTGGCTCCGGTATGGCTGGCGAGGCTGGCGGTCAAGCACTGACAGGCGAGAACAAACCCTTAGACATAATTGTCGAAGGTTTAGCAGACCTCCCCGGTGGCCTTGCTGAAGTAGCTACAGGTGCGCGTAACCGTGGCGCTAAAGGCAAAGACCTAAGCTCTGAACTATTCGGCAAAGAAGCTAAGACCGCCACTAAAGTTACTAAGGGCAAAGATTTAAGCTCTGAGTTGTTTGGCGAGAAAGAAGCAGCGCCTCCCCCTCCACCTGCTACGCAAACAACAGCAACTACGCCTGAACAAGTACGCGCCGAGCGGATTGCCACACTTACAGAACTTAATATACAGCAGGGTATACCCGCAGAAAATGCCGAGGGTATTGCCACACGCAAAGTTGATGCAGAGTTAAAGGCCGAAGCTAAGACTGCGTCTATTAAAATACCTGAAGGCCGTGTTGAACAAATTACACAAGATTTAATTGCCGCTGGTGTTGATCCACAACAAGCAGTAATAGACGCACAAAGATTGGTTCAAGAGGAGGTACAAGCAGATGAGCTTGCGCAGAACGAAACAGGAGGAACAGCAAATGTTGCTGAACTTATCAGTACTCCAAGTGGAGAAAGCGTTAGCGTGGCTGGGCAGCCCAGTACAGAACTCCCCACCGGAGGAGTTGCTGAGCCTGTCACAAGTGGAGTGGTACCTGCTGGACAGGATGCTACAGGAGCTATTGTTGGAGAAGGAACACAGCAAACTCCATTAACACCTGTTGAAACACCCGCTGAAACACCCGTTGAGCAGGCAGCAGAAGTAGTTGCACCAGCCGCAGTAGAAGAAACACCAAAGGACAGGCTTGTTACCACACAGGATGGTAAACCTTGGACGTATTTTTACCCCGGCGCGGAAGTAGTTCAATCAGCTTTTGCCGGAGCGCCTGCAAAAGTAGTTGATGTAGAAGAAAAACGTGGGCAACCAACGTTTTATAAACTTGAAGTCGATGTAAGTAACCACCCTGATGGTGTTGATGACAACGGGGATAGAGTAAATACTAAAACCGTAACGATAACGGACGAAGAACTTAACAGACTCAACCCACCCACTGAAACTAAAGGAGCCGATCTTGGCACTGAAACCATTGAAGCCGTCGAAACAACGCAAAAAGAACAAGCGCCACCAGCAGCCGGAACAGTAACTAAGGGTAAACGAGGCCCCAAGTTTGTTCAGCAAAGGCACGTAGTTGAAAGCAATTCTAGCGGTGGGTTTGATCTTGTTACAGACGGCGAAGTAGCCACAACGTACGCAAACAAGAAGCAAGCAACTGCGGCTGTCAATCTGGCTAAAGCGCAAGATAAAAACGATCCTGTAAAAGTTGCTAAGTTCCAAGCTGAACTTGACAAGGCACTTGCTTCAAAAGGTAAAGGCCGACCAGCCGCTGAAAAGGCAGAAGATGGCACTGTTGAACTAAGTAAAGATGAGCGCGAAGAGATGGATGCGTTGGAGTCGGCGCTTGAAAGGTACAACTCAACTGCGGATGATGGCGCGGCTAGGAATTCAGCGTTGTATATTAGCGACGCCGCAAATGACCAAAACGTACCAAAAGCGGTACGTGAGCGTGCCAAGCAGATGCTTGAGGATGAAGTCGACCCCAAAGATATTCCAAAAATACTTCGTTCATCTGAGGCCAAGGTAGGTAAGCCCGATGCGGGGTTTAGCACTCTGACCACCGGCTCACAAGCAATTGCGCAAATCATTAAGACTGGCAACTTGTTCCAGCGTTTTGTTGCGCAGCGCATCCGTAACTTTATGGTTGGCGTTAAGTTTGTGGTTGTTGAGAAGGGTGATGCAACCCCGGCCAATATCCTTGAAGAGCTAAAAGAAGCGCGTGGACTTTTTGTTTATACGCCGGGCCAGAAAGAACGTACTGTATACGTGCGTGGTAGTAGCTTCGGAGACCAACAAGGCATAAATAACGTAACAGTGCTACACGAATTGCTACACGCAGCAACGGCTAGTCGTATTGAAGCAGGTCTACTAAAAGGTTTTAGAAACGCTAGCCTTCAAAAGTTTATGCGCGAGATGGACGGCATAATGAAGCGTGCTGAGCAAGAATACAAAGACTTGGCGTACCTTGACATGCTTGACGAAGATGTTAATGACATGGTCGGCAAAACTTATCTTCCTAATGAAGATAGGTACGAAATATTTAAGAACCCCCATGAGTTCTTGGCTTACGGCATGTCTAGCCCCGCGTTTCAAAAGTTCTTGATGCGTGTAAAAGGCATGCGCAAAGAGCCAACTCTCTTCTCTACGTTTGTTAGCAGCATCCGTGACTTGTTTGGTATTAAGCAGGGTGATGCTACTGCGTTCTCTGATCTGGTCGACATCACTGACAAGATGCTTGGCACAAGGCTGACAGCGGTTGAAATGGGTAGGACTTCGCTCCAGCAAAAGGGCAAGTTCACCCCTCCCGAGTTTGACGAAGAAGCCGACTCTAAAGTAAAGCGCTCTGCCTTACAGCTTGCTAAAGACGTAAAGATTGCAAAAGAAAAAGTGCGCTTGTCTAATGAAGGTGACGCGGCTAAGAATGTTGAACTAATGCAGTTGGCACGCGACCCTAAAGCGGTGCGTCAAATTTTGGCTAACGTAACTGGCGATCTAGGATATACAAGGCTAGAAGCTACTGTGCGCTTACCCACGTTTGACTTCTTGGCTAAGTGGGCCGCTGATGTGGGTATACCTGCGCTAAACAAAGCTAACACTCAACTGCAGCGTATGTTGGGTATGTCTCAGCAGTTCTTGGTTGGCGCTGAGCGGGTAATTGATTCATTGAATCGTGGGTTTAAAGAAGATCCTAAACTTAGCCGCAAGCAGTTTGCAGATTTTGTGTACGGCACTACGCTAGCAGAGGTAGACCCATCTGATACCAACACCCGTATACGTAGCAAACAACTTGATGCCGACTACAAAGCACTCGGCTCTGTCGGCCAGCGCATGTACAAGCAGTTGCGGGACTACTACGAGTCAATCATTGAGTTGTACTCCGACATATTAGACGAGCAGATAAACAACATGCAGGGCATGTCCCCTGAAGAGAAGAAAAACTTAATGGCTGTCTTGCGTAAGACGTTTGAAGCCGAGTCACGAATCAAGCCTTTCTTCCCGTTGGTGCGCCGTGGTGATTTCTTCTTAGCTATTGGTTCCGGTAACAGCCGTCAGTTTTATCTGTTTGAGACCCGCGCAGAGCGTAACGAAGCGGCTAAACAAATGGCGGCAGAGCGAGGTAAATCCCTAGCTGAGCTAATAGCCGATAAAGAGTTTGTACAAGGTAACGACCTAAAAGAGCTACGTGCCGCATCACAAGACGCTAGCGCAATGCTAAAAGAAGTTTTTGCGGCAATCGATGCCAAAGATATGGGCTCGCCCGAATCTAAAGAAGGTTTGAAAGATGCGGTATACCAAATCTACCTGACCACAATGCCTGAGCAGTCTTTCCGCAGGCAGTTTACCCATCGTAAAGGTCGGGCTGGTTTTAGCACAGACCTACAGCGCAATATTGCAACTACTGCTTCTAAGCAATCTATTCAGTTGGCACGTTTAAAGTATGCACCGCAACTTCGCCTCGCGTTATCAGAGGCGCGTGGCTCAATTGGTGAACGTGAAGAGTTATCTCCGTTTGTGCAAGAAGCTGAGAAACGTATCAACATGGCGCTATCCGGCGCTCATGGCTCATTAAGTGAATCCGTTGCTGGTGTAGCAAACAAAGCGTCTTACTTCTGGTACTTGTCTTCTGCTGCGTCGGCGTTGATTCAGCCTTCTAGCGTATTCATTTCTGGCCTGCCCGTACTTGCTGGTAACTACAACAACGCCACAGGTGCGGCTACTGAGCTTGCAAAGATGACTACGTTGGTTAATCAATACAGCATTTACCGCCCCAACCCAGACGGCACAACCTCTATCTCCGCGCCAAGTATTGCAAACAACAAGTCCCTCCCTGCCGACGAACGCAAGGCAATCGGTGAGATGACTTCGCGTGGTGTATCTGAGTCAACCTATGCCTCTTTGGTGTGGGGCTACAAGAGCATGTCCACCGAGCAGTTTGAAGGCGTCGTGGGTAAAGGTAAGCGTCTTGCAAACTTGATGGTCGGCGCTCTGATGCACAACACTGAGCGTTTAAGCCGCGAGGCCGTCTACCTAGCTGCGTATAGATTAGGTAAAAAGCAGGGGCTTGATTACGACACTGCTGTCCAGAAAGCAGTTGACTCTACTAACGAAGCACTTGGTAACTACGACGTTACAAACCGTCCACGGTTTATGCAACAAGGTATTGGTAAGATTGCGTTCCAGTTTAAGACGTACCCACTGCAGATGTCTTTGCTGTTGTTAACCAACTTTAAGAATATGCTCCCTTACCTCAACAAAGAGGGCAAGAAAGAAGCAGCCACTAAATTCTTTGGCATGATGGGTACTTCTTTCCTCCTTGCGGGTGCGGCAAACATGGCCTTGATTAATCCCATACTGGGACTTGCTGGATGGGCTTGGAGTCAGCTAAGTGAGGACGAAGATTGGCCTGAAGAACTTAAAGGTATTAGTTTTCCAACTTGGTTCTTTGAAGTATTACTACCTGAAAAGCTAGGTGACATTACGCTTGGAGGCGTACCTGTAAGCGATCTTATTAAAGAAGGCCCACTAAATGCGCTTACCGGACTAGCAATTGGCTCCCGTATTGGATTGGCTGACCTGTGGGGCCGGGATAGTAAAGAGACTAAAACTTCTAGAGAAAGCGCAATTGCTTTTATGTTAGATCACTTCGGTGGCCCAACCGCAAGCCTGTTACTTGGTTTTGCCGACGCTTATGATGCCTACGCAATGGGTGACTACCAAAAAATGTTAGATCGTATGCTACCCGCCGTAGCCCGTAACCTTGTAGTTGCTAATAGGTATGCAGATGAGGGCATGAAAACGGGTCGTGGTGTTGAGCTAGTCGGTAAAGATGATGTAAGAACAGGTGAGTTGATCGGTCAAGCTATTGGGTTCCGTCCTGACATACTTGCGTCAACTCAAGGCCCAGCGTTTAAGTTATCTGGTATTGAGCAAAAAATTAATAACCAGCGCAACTTGTTGTTAAACAAGCTTGATTTCCAACGTCGCAAAGATACTGACGAAGGGGATGAAAAGTTTGACGATATTATTGATACTGAGGTTGCTAAGTTCAACGACAAATACCCGTCTTACAGACTCAACAGAGACACAATTAACGAGTCGTTAAAAAAGAGAGCAGAGCAACGTGCAACTTCTCGCGCAGGCGTAAACGTTACAAAACAAAATAAGCCAATCATTGAAGAGGCTACAGATACTCTGGAGAACCGTTTAGATCGCCGAGCCGAAGAGATGGCGGCTAAACGTAGGGCCGAAAAAAATCCCCAGTGATTAGCCGGGGATAAAAGGGAGTAGCAACCAAGGAATCAATGTCAGCAACTGCAGTAGCTAACGAATTTAGTGTAGCTCAAACTCGCCACACCCGCAAACCTTTTATGCCTTCTTCTATAACTACTTTCGTAACCACAGGTATCTTTAACCGCCTACAGATTGTTGCGATTGTTTCCCGGGCGGCTTTCTCGTCAATGCAGGGTACAAAGAAAGAATAACCGCGCCGGAATTTAGACCAATCAATCTGATACGACACCGTCTCGATTTTCATCTGTAGCTACAAAGGCATCCATCTGTAAAAACTCGGCGGCTGATGCGTCAAACTTCAGCACCCGAACTGCGGGGGATACAACCTTCATGCCCTTGGACATCCGCTTGTTCACACCCTCTAAGTAAATCTTAGCGTTACCTAACTCTTTCAAGGTAGTCTTGTAGTTAATCTGCTGTTTGACGCAGAAGTCTTTAAATTGTTTGGCCGCGATAAAAAGTTCTTTGGTATCTGGCTCGTAGCGTATGAGCAGCTCTCCACGGGGCTCAAGCATAGGCATGGACTGCAGGTTACTACGAGCATCAACCTCACCGTTTACAACTAAAGCATTAATAATGTGGGCGTTAACAAACTCACCAAGGATTGTTACGGGTGTTGAGTTTGGTGCTTGTATCTCAAACCGCATCTCACCTAACATGCCTTTGAGCCAGTCGTACACAGCTTTCATGTCGTAGTTGTGCAGTTCCAATTGAGACGCAATCAAACCACCAGCTATGTTACACGCTGACACACCTGACCAGAAACGCTCCTTCTGATTAAACTGTACTTCCTTATCAAGCCGAGCCTGAATCTTACGCACCAAGGCTATTGCTTCTTCCAAGTTATTGACAACCCATTGGATATAGATTTCACCGGCATGCCCAAAGTTCTCGCGTAGTTGGTGGTCAAACATCTGCTTACCCTCTTGCACATCAATGATGCCGTTGGGTTCAATCTTGTACTCAAGCAGACGCATGGACTCGCCATCGGGCGTATTCTTTGCCACACCTAGCTTTTCATAAAAGCTGGCGTTTGCCGAGCACAAAGTCATACCCTGCCAACTAGTGTTGTTAACACGCAACGTGTTGGTCTGCCCGTTCATTTTGTTTTTGCCTCGGCCTTGGCTGATGCTGTACGCCAAGTCAGAGAACTCCATGCCACTCAGGTTGGTAATCTCGTCAATGGTATTGGGCAGATTGTTCATCACGCCGAGCTGGTGCATCTTTGCATTGAACGTATCCTTGTACATAGAGGTCAACCCTTTGGGTTCACCATACACACTGTTGCACATAAACAACGCTGTCGACTTACCTGAACCAGACTCAGGGTGAATCACATTAATGATCGCACCTTCAAGACCTGTAAATTTCAACAGTGGTGAGCCAAATGCCGTGAGCGCGGCAAACGCATGGGGTTCAAGCCCCGGCCTAGCGTACATGTTGAACGCTTCTTTCCACTTCTCCATAGAGCCTTTGGTGATTAGCTTTCCGGCAATATCTTTCGTAACGCTTGACGGCGGGCTATAAAACACCCCGTCTTTTGTAATCTCTCTATCGCCAAGGATGAACTTACTGTTCCCCTCGACCCAACCAAACTGAGTTCTCATGGTCTCTGCCTTTTTAATGTATTGCAAATTTTTTATAAAGAAAACAACATACCTTGCAAGCAATTCGTACTGTGACTTGTGGGCTACAACGCCGTTGTGTGCCAACTGTTTGCGCAACTCATCGGGTGACGAGATACCCATCGTAGGGATGCTGAACTCTCGGACACCATCGTGCGGTAAGTGCAAACGAAACAAAGCTATCTCGCCAAGCTCGGGGTCGCGCATGCGCTTGACTACGTATAGGTCATGCTCATAAACAAGTTTTGGCTCGGCTTCGTCGTCTTCGCTTTCGGGGCGGATGTAAACACCACCCTTCTTGCCACGGAAGAACGGAAATGGGTACTCTGGTATATGCTGTATCTCAACCTCACCGTCTTTATCTTCGACGGCGTATTCGTTATCTTCTGCTTCGGCTTGTTCAATTTCAACACCGAGCATGATGGGCGATTTAATTTTGCCTCTATGGATGCAACCCTCACAACCTTGCGGATTAAGTTTTGCAAATGTCGCGCAGTGGTGGGGGCCACCTTTGCTACGTAGGTTGTTAACTTTATTGTCAACTTCTACGGCATCGTAGCCCTCATGCTTGTTTGACAGTTTATGTGCGGCCTTGTCTCCATCTACGCAGAAAGCTGCAATAGAAAGAGCGGAGCGCCACAGTGGTTCTTCAATATCATTTTGGTTTTCAAAGCAGTAGTTAAGTTGAGCGCACCCACCTTCACCCTTCATCATGATCGTCTTAAACCGCTTGACCTTGTTACCCATAAGCGCTTCCATCATCGGGCTCATTGAGCGCGGGATAAAGTCAGGTACATCGTCTTTTGGTTCAGGCGCACCAAGCAAGTCTTTAACTTCTTGGTATGTCATGCGAGGCGTCAGTTCATTTAGTACTGTTACCTCTTTGCGTTCTTCCTGCTTGAAATTGAATGTGCCGGGGATGCGCAGGATACGTGAAGCCTCAAAGACTGAGGAGTCCACAATTAATCCCTGCTCAACGCACAATTCACGAAGCCTGTTGGCTAGTGGCTCCCACTCTCGGCGAGACACTGTTTCTTCTAATAGCCAGTACGCATGTATGCCGTAACCGGAACTTACTAGTATTGGCCTTGGTAAGCCGACCGCAATGCAGAACTTCTTGAACTCATCGAGTCCGGTTTGCTGATCGAGATAGCCCTTGATAATGCCTTTTTTATCGGGTACACCTTTGGTTGGGCCACAGTCAATGTCCATCCACAGAGCACGGAAGTATTTTGCATTTTCATGAGTGCGGTTGTTCAACGAGCCGTACTTGGCGCATCCAAAGAATACGTCAATCTTGCGTGAAACAAACTGCTGCGCTAGCTCTTCAACCTCTTCCTTAGTATCTACAAAATTTTGGTCAGGATACTTACCAATCCCCATCACACAGTAGCGCCCTTCCGGTGGCAGTACTGTATCAAGTAGATCAAAGTGGGACATTTTTTTCTTTTGTGTTTCTTTGGGCTTTTTTGTAGGCTCTCATCCATCCAATAATCCGAACGCCGTTTTCTTTTGCGGGGTGGGTATCTTTAATCAGCCAGTTGTAAATCGTCATTCGACTTACCCCTAGGGCTTCTGATACTTCGGCGACCGGAATATTGTTACGGAGTATGAACTTTCCTAAAGCCACACCCAACGACTTAGAATCATCGTTTTTAATGGAGTCAACTAAGCGTTGGCTGTAACCATAGGACATATTTACTCCTCGTCGCTCCAAGCCTTCACCACAGAGTCAAGGTCTTTCTTGGTTGTGGGTTTAGGGTCGGCTTTCTTTTCACGCTTAGTGGGTTCCTCAATAGGAGACTCAGCTTTAGGCGCGGCGGCTTTTGGTGCTTCTAACTTGGCTTGCTTACCCGCCATGTCTGCTTGGTATGGTGTCATAACGACCATCTTCAGCACGTCAGGCTTCTTAGCTACTTCGCTAGTCACAGCATACTCAGGTTGTTTGATGAAGCGTGTTGGTGTGAACAACACTGACTGGTTATCGTTCTCTTCATTAAAGCTGATCTGCGTAATAACGTAGTCCAAGCTCTTGCCGTTGTTGGCTAAGTACTTAGAGTAGTTCTCAAACGTGTGCGAGTTGTCGCCTTGTCCGTCACCAAACAACGACTTGGATGCCAAGTTCATTTGATACACTTCGCCTTCGAGTGAAGTACCGAAGTCTTCTTCCAACACGAGCGCAATGCGACGTGAGTAACGGCAAGCCTTTGAGTTGCCCATACCTGAACCTTTGGTGTTTTGGGTGCAGTTATCGCAACGCTCAGCTTGTTTATTTGATGAACCTTCATCGGGCGTACGACCATCATTAGAGAAACAGTCGGGCGCAGTCGGCTCAGCATCAGGGCTCCATGCTTTTGCATAGAAGATACGACCCACAGCAGGGGACGCATTAACGATGATGGCATTCAGGTTGCCCTTGACTTTGCCCATCTCTTCACCGCCGACCGTCTTACGGAAGATTCCGTTTTTAGGCACGATGCGCTTAACGCCAGACTTACCGGCGAGTTGTTTTGTAAGCTCACTAACCCCTGCAGTTTGCAGAAAGTCGGGGAGGTCTTGGTTGAGAATAGTGAGATCACTCATTTCATTTTTCCTTAGAACGTCTAACAATCACGGTATAAGCATTTTCCACATTGAGGCCAAGTGGAAGAACTGTGGGATTCTCAGATAAAAACTCCTTCATGTTTGTTTGATGAAGTCTCTTCTCTAACAGGCCAAATGCACCATGCTCCTCTATGAAGTCGTACATTGAATCCCAATCATTCGTCCAGTACCGTGACTTTACCGAACGAATAATTGTGCCGTGTGGGGTGCGAATGCTATCAGCATTCATGTCTTTACATACATCGAGCATCTGTGCTTCTAGCACTTCCATCTGCTCTTTGAGATCGTTGTCTTCAGCTTCAAACATGCGCTTGTTGTCGGCACGTTTGTCTCTAATCTTGATATAGATTGTGGTCAGCTTGTCCAAATCTACGGGGGTAGCTGTGTCTTCATTCATCTAATTCTCCTAATGGTTGGGTGTGTAGCAGTGGCAGTTCACATAAAGCAGTGCGTTTCAAAACATAGAAAGGACTTGTAACGGCGCTAACCCGTTACCCACCACTGCCACACAAATACAAGTGTACTCTAACTTTTTACATTGTCAAGAGTTTCCAAAGAAATTTCTTGCTTGTACAGATCAATTACTTTTTGATGGTTGTTGATGTTGCCTTGAAGCATCGTGTACATCTTGGCTTCGATGGGGCTACCCGTGATATGCACCACAGTCATGTTGTTAACTTGACCGGGGCGATCGATACGTGCGTTGGCTTGCAAGTACGTCTCAACACTTGTGCATGGAGCATACCAAATGATTGTGTTAGCGGCAGTTAGTGTTAACCCGTGTGATGCCGCCTTCGGCTGAATGATTAATACTTTTGGTTCCGGTTGCTCTTGAAACTGCTTGACAATATCTGAGCGTTTGTTTACAGAAACCGAGCCGTTAATTACCTCGCACGTGATGTTGTGTTTCTGCAAATGCTTCTCGAGCAATTCTATGGTGTGCGTGAACGGAACAAACACGAGCACCTTGTGGCTTGACTCTTCAATGACTTCTTGAACTACGTTGAGCCTACTGCTCACGTCAAACTCAACTACTTCGTGCGTATCTGTATACACCGCACCTCCAGCTATTTGCAAGAGTTTGTTAATTTGAACAGCGGCGTTAACGGCTGATACTTCTTCGCCAGCGGCCTCAATCAGCATCTGCTTCTTCAGTATGTTGTAGAACTTTAACTGCTGCGGTGTTAATGGTGCGTCTCGTTCAACAAATGTAACGGGCGGCAAATCAAGGCAGTCGGCTTTCTCAAACCGAATGGCTGGCTGTAACGCTTTATGCACGATGAGCTGTGCGGTTGGCTTGGGTATCCACTTGTACATGGTGAGCTTCATCATCACAGTGTCTCGGAACTGACCAAAGAAAGGTGACACACCTTTGGGGTTCACAAGCTTTGCCAATCCGTAAGCATCCACAGGCGACTGTGCGGCAGGCGTACCCGTCAGCATCCACAAGCCCTTGATAACTTTTGTTAGGTCTCGTAGGTCTTTCCAACGCTCAGTCTGCGCGTTCTTATAAGCTGACGCCTCATCTACTACGATGAGATCAAACCCACCCGCCATGATTTCTTTCTTGACGATGCCCACACCATCGAAGTTGATGACAACGAACTCGGCACCAAGGCTAATAATCTCTTTGCGCTTACGTGCGGCTCCATAAGCGACTGATACGGTACGGTGAATTGCAAACTTAAATAAATCATTTTGCCAAGCCGACTTCATGATTGACAAAGGGCAGATCACTAATACACGCTTCACTAATCCAATAGCCATCAGGTAGTCGACAGCCCAAATAACTGATGCTGTTTTACCTGTACCCTGCTCGTTAAAGCAGAACGCCTTGCGGTTTGTTGTAAGGAACTCTGCTGTTGTCTTCTGATGTTCGAACGGCGTGAACCCCGGGGGACGAGGCCACGTATACTCTGATAGGTTCATTTTTTCTTACGTTCCTTGGTGCTTACTTCTGATACTACTTTGTGGTTTGAGCCACGCTTGAACGATCGGTTTGCTGATGGGGCTTGGAGTTTGACTCCGTTTCCATTTGTGCCACCTTTAGATAGTGCCT